ATGTTCCATTGTCTGTAATTTTAGCTCCCGCGGGACGGATCATATTAATACCGATACCAACACCCCCACCGTGCTTAGCTAGTAACATCATTTCTAAATTCTTCTGTCCAATATCCGCTATTGAGTCTGCTACATCAATACCAAAACAACTAATAGGTAAACCTCTGTCTGTGCCCGTGTTAGAGAGCACTGGAGAGGCTAAACACAGCCAGCCTTTCCATATGTACTCAAAAAACTTATCGGCTAATTCTGGCTTGTATAAACGCCTAGCAACAGCATTAGACACTCGCATATAAGCATCTCTTGGAGACTCTCCAGGGAGTAAATAACCGCCGGTTATTGTTTGTCTGTAAACATCAGTGTCTCCCCAGGAAGGATAGTCTCTACCCTTTTTCCATTCTTTATTCCAAATCATATTAATTATTTAAAAAGTATATAGTGTAACCTATCATAACGTTAACATTAACAGCTACTAAGTTCCACTGCTTTGCTAACCAGACCTGTGGTATAGATATAAAACCACCTATAATATATACTATAGGGCCAATACTGCCTGCACTTAATATATATGGGGCTATCATTATAAAAGCTGTTCCCATATAACCTAGTCTATGCGCTAACCTTTCTTTAGCACTTAACCTTCTATCTTGTATAAGCAGTCTTAAAAAACTTCTTTCCCATCTAAACTCACACGACACACACGTTTTTTTATTGTCGTTCTTAAACTTTGAATCTTTCTTTTTTTTCTTACATATGTTACATTCCCTCATGTTAATACCTTTTACATTCTATAACCAAAGCACAATCAACTATACCATTTGAATTTGGTTCGTTGCATGCTTTTTCAATATACTCACAATCTATATCTTTTTTAGTACAAGACAAGATCATTAACGCAATTAAAATATTACCAAATATCTTCAAAGTCCTCCCCTTCATTAGCTTTAGAATAATCTGTTGGACGAACAGCAAAGAAATCAGTGTGGGTATGACCACCTGTAAGATGGTAGAACCAATCAAGGTTTTCTGATGCTTTTGAATCATAAGCAAAGTATTGCCCGAGGTCGACGTACCCAAGCTCGTGTAGTTTTTCATTGAGACGTTTTCTAATAAATTGCTTGAGATCGTAGGACTTAAGGTTTTCAATGTCCCCCTGCTCAAACATTCGGTCGATATACTTTTCTTCTGCATTAAGCATTGATTTAGCTGCTTCAATAACGCTTTCGCGACATTCATCTAATAGTGAACTATCTTCGGCACACATATGTTTAAATAATTGACAACCCATTTTAGAATGTAAAGATTCATCTCTTACGCTCCATTTCATTTGTTGCCCAATGCCCTTTAACAAGTTTCTTAATTGAAAACTATATAGTACAGCAAAAGCAGAATATAAACTAACTCCTTCAGCAAAAGCGCTAAATACAGCAAGGGATTTTGCAATACCAACTTTATCAGTTCCTTCATAGCTAACTAAATTATTAAATCTTTGCATCGTTGCTTCATCCTGTAAGAAAGCTTCAAAGTTTTCTAAACCTAGTGTTTCATTTAAGTAACTGTAAGCAACGGCATGAATAGTTTCTTGGTTGCCAAACATCATAGCCATTTGCTGTATTTCATGCTTAGGAAACCAACCCACTACTTTTTGTGTCCAGTAATCTGAAACAGCACACTCTGTCTGCGCAAAGCCCAATAAAATATTTCCAACCAGGTTCTTCTCTGAGGGTGATAGTTTTTCGTTCCAATCCTTGACGTCACCTGACATCGGGATCTCGGTATGTAACCAGAATGCTTGAGCTTGTTTAAGCCATCCCTCAGTATAGTACTCTGGGTACTCAAATGGTTTATACGGTATTCTTTCATCAAATAATCCCATTTAATCTTTATCTTCTTTTTTAGTTATACTTTCTTTTAATCTTTCTAAAGCTTCAGGATACTCTTTAAATTCTTTCATTAATTCCATCGTGCCTATTGAAAGATCTTTTAAGTTAGTTATCTCTTGAACAACTCTATTCATGGCTGCACCAATAGTATCAACCTTGTTACTCATCTCAATTAGCTTTGATTCTTTCATCTGTTCTTTTTTTATTTAAGAATACTGGAGAGCCGTCTTTAGCATACACTATGTAATGATTACCTCTTTCTTCAACTGTTATTTCACTTATGCTTTTAAACCTAGACTTATATGTTTTTAAAGCGTATTCTTTAATCTTGTCCATAATATATTGATAATGTAAGTTCTATAAAAGGTAAATAAATAACGTGATCAGTAAAGTTTTTCTCAGGATAACTTCTTGCTCCAATAAGAACCCCTGGATATAATCCTATAGATAATTCCCAACCTGTCATTCTTTGCTTTGTTTTAAATAATAATTTAGCATTTTCATATGAAAGCTTATTCTTTCTTTGTAATGATTAGTTAACGAAAAATCCATTTCGTTTTCCAATTCGTTCAATATCTTCGTATCTAAGTCCACCGCTAGTTGTTTTAATATATTGTTTAATGTTTTTTTCTAGTACGCGTCTATTATACATTAAACGCGATTTTTTTTTCTGTTCTCTTTTATCAGCATCACCGTCCTGTCTACTTCTTTCTGGTTTTGCGGTTTGTAAAGTGTCTTTCCAATCTTGTTTTTCGTAAGCCATAATTTAAATAGTTTCCATCTTAAAGGGAAGGACTCATTCGCCCTCCCCTTACATTCTATTATGTAGTCTTTTCCAACGAAGTCAGGTGTATACTTAATTCCCAGTATTTTTTTTTGCCCTCTGTTAATATACTCACCCTTTCCGTTCGCTTGTTTTTCATAAGCTTGATTTGTAAAATCAAATCCCTCGACCAGCTGGAAAACTTCATTTTCATATCCTTCAAATAATTTTTCTTTTTTAAGAGCCATATAAGTATAACGCTCTAATCCTGACGCAAAGTTTATTCCGTCGTAAGATATTTTTTTAGCCTGTACTGGGCCACGCTTTTTGCTACGTTTTTTTACCATGTTTTATCTTGTGACCATTGATAACCTGGATCTGTATACTTACTAAAACTATCTTCTTCTTTGTAGTCGTTAAGTATCTTTTCCTCTAACGCGTCGGTTGTTTCCATACGTAACTTCTGAATATAGTTAACAGCATCCATTAATTCTTCTTGTAAATGATTTAGCCATTTATGCAGGTTAGGTTCGTCATCATGCAATGTAACCCCATACTTTTTATATCCAACATCGCTCCGTTCCTTGAACTTTTCGATAACATCTTTAATTACTTTATCACGCATTTTTTACAAATGTTCCGTTAATCATTTTACCTTTTCGGTTTGAAATTTCATTATAAGCAGAATCAACACAGTCTTCTATCGTGAAGCCTTCTAAGTGCGCTAAGTTTGTTAAAACAACAACCATATCACCTATAGCGTCTTTTGTTTCTAGCTTGTTGCTTTTTAAAAGACCCTGTGCTAATTCGCCTGCTTCCTCAATAAGCTTAGCAAATTGCGTCTTAGAGTCGCCTTTATCATATATACCACGCTTATCAGCCCAATCTCTAATACGCTGAAAGAAAATATTATTATTATTTTCTAGCTTACCAAAAGGAGCAGCTTCATACATAGCTTTATTATATACAAAACTTCTATTGGGATTAAACATTGAAGGTTTTACATTTTCAAGTATCCAATCTATTTTATCTGTTGAATCTATATTAACGTTGTCGTATGAGGTTTCCCATTCTAAACCTTCTAAAAACGATCCATCAATGTCTTCCTTTGAAATAGCAAACGTGGTGGTTTGATCGGTAACATTTATCTTTTTGCTCATTGGCTTTTTAAATAATTCATTATAAGGTTGTATATCTAATTTATATCCTAAGTCCTTTTGCAATTGTCTTTCAGCAAAAGCAGCTTCCTTTATATTATCTGTAGCAAATAAAATTTCATACTCACCTTGCTTATAGCCTTGCTCTTCAACTACACGTTTTTGTATATCTTTAGTGCATCCTATTTTTTTACCAGGAATATGATATATTTTATATTTACCTTTACTAAGTTCTAGCGTTTCCATCTTACAATATAATATTTGTTATTAACTCCTTTAACTAAAGCATCTCTTTTTAATTCACCTGGTCTTGTAATGTGATCACTTTTCCAATTAGCTTCTATAATAGCATCAAAATCAGATTCAGATTCAAAAGAATCAATAATCTGCGCTTGTGTTGATGGCAGAGTGCTAAAATAATAATCTGAAGTTGCAATAACCTCCGCGTCTTGCACGGGTTCAATGTAAAGATCATCATGCAGCTCTACTGTTTGAAAGCCTGGATAGCCATAATCAAATTGTGCAAAAGTAAATAACGGTAATAATAATAATAATCTCATAAAATTAATTTAATTTAAGTTCCTACTGATAGTTCTGCCTTAATTGGCGGTAATGGGTTATAACCCCATATATAAAAATCTTCTTTTTCTGGTAATAATAAATCTTCACCATCAGAGCTAAGCTGTATGCCTTCTTGAATTGTCAATCCAGGAAGCTTTCTTGGTACTCTATTTATCTGCTCTTCGGCTTGCTCAAGATGATTATTGTATATATGACAATCACCTAAGCTTATTGTTAGCCTTCTAGCTTCCATACCTGCTCCCTTAGCAATCATCTCTAAAAGAAAACCATACATAGCTATATCGTATGGTAGCCCTAAAAATAAGTCCGCTGATCGTTGTTGCAGCATTAAATCTAAGTGCTTGCCATCACTATATAATTGAAAACCGTGGTGACAAGGAGGCAATACCATATCAGGCATATCAGCTGGGTTCCACGCCGACACCATAAGTCTCCGCGATGTTGGGTTTTTATTAAGCTCCCCAATAACGGATTTAAGCTGATCAACACCACAAAAATTACGCCACTGATGACCGTATACAGGGCCCAGTGTTCCATCACTTCTTCCTGACCTTTTATAATCGGCATCCCAGTACTTAACGCCGTTACTGTGCAAATAGTGAAGATCTGTACGACCTCTGATAATCCATAATATCTCTGCCAGCGCATTATTATAATATATTTTTTTAGTTGTTAACAAAGGAAAACCAGCGCGCATATCATGCCTAAGCATACGCCCAAACACAGATTTAGTACCTGTGCCTGTTCTGTCTTCTTTATCTTGCCCTCCGTGAAAAACACCAGACAGCAATCCTATATACTCTTCTTCTATATTAATCATTTTTTGTCATAATAGTATTTGCACATGTTAAACATCTCATCCCATATTTGCTCTCTATCATATACGTGCTTGCTTTTATAAACCTTACGGTAATTGTCAGGTGTAGATATTCCTACATACCATTTACCAGGTTTGTCTTTAATACCTATTGGGCTTACACGTATATTATTTTGAACACAATAATCATAATACTTCTGCTGCTCTTTAGTTGTACTATGATCAGGTAATTGCCATTGTAACCTTGCTTTTTGTCTTTTTGTTAATACTCCCATGGCATAGAACTGATTTTAGGTTGTTCAAAAGGTATATAATTTCCGCTTTTATGATCCCACTTAAAGTGAGCTTCTGCTTGGTTTTCGCCTAAGTTCTGAAACTTTACTTTAAGAACCTTGACTTTGACCGATTTATTATTATAATCCCTATGAACAAGAAGCCCGTGATAACTAGCATCATACCACTCACCGCCTCCTTTAATAGAATACATTGTCGGTTCATCAATTGTCCCATCATCTTTTTTATTCATTTTAGTTGGGTGCGCTACAATTATAACTAGCACATCATGCTTCTTTGCAAAAGCTTCTATGCGTGTTAAATATTCCATTGTAGCATCAGGTATACTCATAGCACTTGATCCATTCATTTTAACCTTATTATACGGATCAATTACTAAGCATTTAATTCCTTTGCGTTTAACTAATTCAGCACCTTTAGCTAAAACAGCATCTAAATCATACCTTTCGTTTTCAATGAAATAGAAATTATCATTAACAACTTCTTTAACTGTATTCCATTTGTCTGTGCCAATATCTTCTTTACTAGGCATCCAATCACCTATTTTACGCATAAGTTTATGTGCGTGTAAAAATGTTGGTTTGTTTTCAGGTGATGCAAAAGCTGTTTTCCAACCGTATTTTAGTTGGTATCCCACCACCATTCTATCAACAAAGTCAGACTTACCACTGCTAGGAACGCCTGTAACGGTGATGAATTGTCCTGTGTAAGTAGAGAATATGCTATCAAAGTTATCAAGACCGACTTGATAACCTGGCTTAAACCCTTCGTTAATAAATTCCTGTAGTTCATCATCTATGTCATTTAAAGTTATTACATTTTCAAGAGGAACAGGGCTAGCTTCATCAATAAGGCGCTTGAGCATAGACCCGCCGTAAGCCATAACATATTCATTAGCATCTTTGAGACCTGAGAAGTTAAGTGTATAGCATACTTCAGCTCCAAAACGTCTAATGAGTTCCTGTTGTAAATTTTGGCCGG